GGTGGTCGTGCAATTATCACTTCAACACCAAATAGTGACGAAGACGAATTCAGTAGAATTTGGAAAGAATCTAACAACAAGTTTGACTCTTTTGGCAACGAACGTCCTGACGGACTAGGCAGCAATGGATTTAGTCCTTTTACCTGTCATTGGGACGAACACCCAGATCGTGACGATGCATGGGCTGCACAAGAAAAAGGACGAATAGGCGAAGAACGTTTCCGTCGAGAATACAATTGTGAATTCTTGATCTTTGACGAAACATTGATCAACAGCATGTGTCTTGCAGAACTAACTGGAACAAATCCCATAATGAACATGGGACAAGCACGTTGGTTTAAGAAACCTAAATCTGGCAATATATATGTGATCAGTTTAGACCCTAGTCTAGGTACCGGTGGTGACTATGCTGCTATTGAAGTTATTGAATTGCCAAGTTTTGATCAAGTGGCAGAATGGCATCACAATGAAACTCCTATACAAGGTCAAATACGGATTTTGAAAGACATGTTGAATTATATCAAAGAATCTATAAGTGATTCTAATATGAATGATATATATTGGAGTATTGAAAACAACACCATCGGCGAAGCAGGACTGGTTGTGATTAAAGACCTAGGCGAAGATCAATTTCCAGGACTGTTTGTCAGCGAACCCATGCGTAAAGGACATGTTCGTAAATTCCGTAAAGGATTCAACACCACACACAAGACCAAAATTGCAGCCTGTGCAAGATTAAAGCATCTAGTGGAAAGTCAAACACTTAAAATAGCCAGTAAGCCGTTTATTAGTGAATTGAAATCATACATTGCCCAAGGTGTCAGTTTCAAAGCTAAAAGTGGTGAACACGATGACTTGGTGTCAAGTATGTTGTTAAACGTGCGCATGATACAGGTACTAGCAGACTGGGACCCCAGAGTATACGAACGAATCAGCGTGAAAGATTCATGGGAAGACAACGATTTCGAGCCGCCAATGCCGATATTCGTTTCTAGTACGTTATGATAAATATGAAATATGGAAACTAATCTAAATCGAGTGGCCGAAGACTTGTTCGATAAAATCGAAGGTTTTCCCAACATTGTCTTAAAAGACCAAAACAATCAACCGATTCCTCCCAGCATGGAAGATCAGATTGAAAATGCTAGAATTTTCAATTTTAACTTTGTTGCTAATGGAGTCAATTTAGGACCCGTGACTGTCACTATTAGTGATAGTGAAGGACTGCAAATTAAAACCTATAACGACCCAGTTGAGGGCAAACCTGAAGAAACGCAAGATTCATGGTATGCTTTTATTGCAGGTCTAAGCGAATTTGCCACTGAACATGTGATTAAATTCAAAGGTCCTAAAATTGTTACGCAAAAAATAACAGCAAAGTCTGAAGTCGGAGAAAGCAAAATGACAGAGTCAAAACTAGTTGGCACCAGTAAAACAAGTTATCAAGATCTTGGCGAGGCAACACTGATTGTCAAACACAGTAAGCCAATTAATTACAATGCTGCCAACGGCAGAACACAACATATCGAACGCATATACATTGAAAATGCTATGGGAGAACGATTTTGTTATCCCTTCAAGCATCTAAATGGTGCTCGTGCTATGGCCACGCATATTATTGCGGGCGGCACACCTTATGATGACATTGGACAACATGTTATTGGATTATCTGAAGAACTTAACAAACTAAGAATGTTTAAAGGTTACGTTACCCGTAGTCCAATGGTAGCAGAAGCCATGGGTGCTGTTACTGACAAAGTTTTTAACAGGATTGAAGGTATTAAAAAAGAATTGCATCATTTGCAAAGTAAAAATTATTATGCAGAGTGGTCTGAAGGATTTAGCAAGACAGAAGCAAAGATCATTCCAGAAGACATGGCTGCAGAATGGATTGATAGATTGACTATCAAAACATTTAATGAAGATTTAAAAACAGTGTTTCCTTATTTGCTTAACATTATAGAAGAATCAGATTTACCCACAGTGGAATTAGACGCCGAAGCATTGTTAAACAGTTTTGCACAAGTGCAAGAATTAGCAGAACCAGCACGTGATATACAAGAACTTGTAGATTTAGAAAATTTTGTAGATACACTAATAAAAGAAGATATCGATGACGGTATTTTCAGTACAGATCCAGAACAACGCACAGCAGCCATTGAAAAATTAAATGAGTTGATTAGAGAAAATCCTGAAGCAACACTGGGCCTTGGTGGCGAAAATGGCAAACGTATGTTGGCCGACATTATGAAAGACGATGCACTAATGGCTGAGATCGATGATCGTGCTGAGCAAAATCAAGGCAGCGCAGAATCATTATGGGATGTAGTTAGAGAATATTTACAATTTAAATCGCCTGAAATGTTGAAAGACAACGGTGGTGAAATTGATTTCAATCCAGAACCTGCAACAGCACCAGCAGTAGAACCTGCAACAGCACCAGCAGTAGAACCAGCAGCCGAACCTGCACCAGCAGTGGCGCCTGCTGAACCAGTTCCACAGCAAGAAGGATGGCAAAGTGGATTGGAACAACGACTTGGAAAAATTAAATCGTTGGCAGAACAAAGCGGTAGAGATTTTGATTCTATCAATTTAAACATTAATGGCAAGAGTTACAGTTTATCCGAAGCACTATCGGCATTTAATTTATTAGAATCTGATGAATCAGATAATGGATGGTATGTAGTGTACGATGGGCAAGAAGATCGAAGAAAACCATATCAGGGTCCTTTTAATAGTCCAGACGAAGCACAGGCGTGGATTAATACTGAAGGTGACGAACGTCGTGGGTTCTACCCAGAAGACTACTCCGTATATGAATATCCTGTTGATCAAATTGGACAACTTGAAGACGGCGAGCCAGTAATGTCCGATGATGACAATTCTCCTCCTTTCGATCCTGATCCAAAATCAAACTTCAAGAAACCCAACAATCCAAACCGTACAGGTCAAGATAGTGCTAGAGCATTAGCACAAAGAGGACAAGCACAGGCTGAAAAGAAATCATTGGCTAAAGAAATTCAAGAAATGGTAAAGAGTTTTACAAATCTTGTTCCTGAAAGAATGGACCAAGGACCTTTCCCATTAGGTGAAGAAGGTGTTGTTACTAAAGTAACCAAGGACATGTGTGAAAAGTTCGGCAAGGAAGATGACGAGCGATTCAAGATGGCTGTTGAAACTTATTGCAGAGAAACAGTGGGTAAATTAAGTTCTGTTTATGAAACATCAAGAATGAAAAAATTAGCCGGCATGGATAGTGGAATTGACGAATCTTCGCAAGTCCCTTATCAGGTTAAGATGGGACCAACACCTATGGCAATCACAAGCCCAAGGCCAACTGCTATCGTAGCAAGTAAGAAGTGGACAGCAATTACTCCTGATATTGAAGCCAAAGCAACTGCACAAGGTTTCCGTAAGGTCATGCTTAAAGTTAACGGACAACTAGTTCCAGGCTTAGAGGGCGGCGACCAAGTATTGGGTAGCAAGATTATTGTTGCTCCGAGCGACTTTGAAAACATGACAAGAACTGATGGCCTTAGTGCAAGAAGACCGATGGGCGTACAAAGTGCTGAGAAAACTGGTATTGGTGCACCTCCTAGCGGTTTTACCAAAGAAGAAGGACTCAGTGCAATTAAAAAATTGGCTGGACTACAATAATCACAATTTAGGCAAGATTGCTCTTGCAAACATAAATAAAAACGTATACAATAACATGTATGCGTTTTTTGTTTTAAGATAGGCTTAAAACAGATAAAGGCAAAATTAAATTACTCAAGGCTAATAAAGGAAAATATTATGGCAACTCTAGCAGAAATTCGCGCAAAATTAAAAGAATCCGAAACCCGTAGCAACGGAGAAGGAAATAAATCCAGTGGTGATAATTCAATTTATCCCTTTTGGAATCTCAAAGAAGGATCTGAATCAGTAGTTCGATTCCTTCCAGATGGCAATCCCGACAATACATTTTTCTGGGTCGAACGTGCAATGATCAAATTGCCATTCGCCGGTGTAACGGGATCTACTGACAGTCGACCAGTGACAGTAAATGTTCCATGTATGGAAATGTATGGCGATGCTTGTCCAATTCTTTCAGAAGTTCGTCCTTGGTTTAAAGACCCAAGTCTAGAAGCACAAGGCCGCAAATATTGGAAGAAGCGTTCGTACATCTTTCAAGGTTTTGTAGTAGAAGATGGTCTTAAAGAAGACAATCATCCTGAAAATCCAATTCGTAGATTTATCATTGGCCCTCAAATCTTTCAATTGATTCGTGGTGCATTGATGGATCCTGAAATGGAAGATCTGCCTACAGATATCTTACACGGAGTTGATTTCAAACTGATTAAAACTTCAAAAGGTGGTTATGCTGATTACTCTACTTCAAAGTGGAGCCGTCGTGAACGCCCACTAAATGACACGGAGCAAGAAGCAGTTAAGTCGTTGGGATTGTTTAATCTCAAAGATTACTTGCCCAAGAAGCCCGGTGATGTTGAACTGAAAGTAATCAAAGAGATGTTTGAGGCTTCGGTAAACGGCGAACCATTCGACATGGAACGCTGGGGTCAATATTTCAAACCAGCAGGTATGAGCCAGAACACTGGCGATCCTAATACTGTGCGCAAAGCCGCAGTGCTGGATGATGAATATGACTCTGAGCCAGCAACTGTTAAAACCAGTGCGCCTGTGCAAGAAGCCAAACCTTCAGGTGATGGCTCATCTAAGGCCAATGACATTTTGGCTATGATTCGCAATCGCAAGCAAAACGCTTGATTTAACAAGGGGCATCACGCCCCTTGTTGTTTAACTCACAAGGAAAAAATATGGCAACCAAAGCCTTCGATTTATCAAAATTTCGTAAAACCCTAACCAAGAGCATTGATGGCTTAGGTGTTGGCTTCAACGATCCTACAGATTGGATCTCAACAGGCAACTATGCTCTAAATTATTTAATTAGCAGTGATTTTAACAAAGGCGTACCACTAGGTAAAGTCACAGTATTGGCTGGTGAGTCTGGTGCAGGTAAATCATATATCTGTTCAGGTAACCTTATCAAGGCTGCACAACAACAAGGTATCTATGTTGTGTTAGTCGACAGTGAAAATGCTCTTGATGAAAAATGGTTACACGCATTAGGTGTTGATACTAGCGAAGATAAGTTATTAAAACTTAACATGGCTATGATTGACGACGTGGCAAAGACTATCAGTGAGTTCATGAAAGAATACAAGACAATGGATGAAGCAACTCGTCCTAAGGTATTGTTTGTCATTGACTCATTAGGTATGTTGTTGACTCCGACTGACGTTAATCAGTTTGAAGCAGGCGAAATGAAAGGTGACATGGGCCGTAAGCCTAAGGCACTTACAAGTCTTGTTCGTAATTGTGTAAACATGTTTGGTAGTTATAATGTTGGATTAGTTTGTACTAACCACACATACGCAAGTCAAGACATGTTCGATCCAGATGACAAAATCTCCGGTGGTCAAGGTTTCATCTATGCGTCTAGTATTGTTATTGCTATGCGTAAATTGAAATTGAAAACAGATGCAGATGGTAATAAGACTACAACTGTTAACGGTATTCGTGCAGCCTGTAAGATTATGAAAACTCGTTATGCAAAACCATTTGAATCAGTTCAAGTTGAGATTCCCTATGCAACAGGCATGAGTCCATACAGTGGTCTTACTGACCTGTGTGAGGCAAAAGGTTTTCTTACAAAAGATGGCAACAGACTTAAATACGTTTCAACGGATGGTACAGAAATTAAAATGTATCGTAAGGAATGGGAACGCAATGAAGAAGGATGTCTTGACCGAGTCATGACAGAATTCAATGACGTTCGTTCAGTTCCAACAGTATCATTAAACGTTGACGAAGAAACTGGAGAAATTATTGAACATGAATGACAATCAAATTGCAGATGTGTGGCTTTTGTTTAAAGAATATATTGATAAAAAAATCTTAGATACTGTGGCTGATCGATATGTTGAATTGTTAGCCGACTACGGTGTAAACGATGCAACATTAGAAATGGCCACAGGGCATGATGAAATCCTGGATAAATCTATCGAATATTATCTTGAAGAAACTTCTGATGAAGAAGAAGGATTCGAGGAAGACAATTGGGATGCAGATTCAGAATCAGATGAAGAATAATTTATGAGTTGGTATTCTAAGATCAGTAAAGATATTTCTTGCATCCCTGATGCAGTGGACTACTATGA